GCGGGTGCTTTTGATCGTGCCATTGCAAACTTGCGCGAAGATCGAAACCGCAGACTCGCGGCTACGGACTTACACGCTCTGCAAGACGTAACCCTGACTGAGGATATGCGGGATTACCGACAAGCACTGCGAGATTTACCGGCAGGGCTAAGTACGGTAGATGACGTGCAGGGTGTTGCTTGGCCTACGGTCTGAACTGAAATGGCTTTAGTCGCAATGGAAAATGTTGGCGAGCTGGGTATCTGGAAGGATATGCCACCGTCGCTGTTGCCCCAAAACGCCTGGTCAGACGGAAACAACGTAAGGGCCTGGCACGGGTCGATTGAAAAGATCCCCGGATACGCCGAAGTGATGGCATCCTGCCCGGTTGCGCCATATTACATCACTTATTTGGAGGCCGGGAGCAGTAAGTATTTTATTGTCGGCGGCACGGCAAAGATTTACGTCCACGACGGAACCTCCTGGACAAACATAACTAGGCAGACTGCCGGCAGTGATGTGGACTATTCCGCAACCGCAGCGGAGGGTTGGTCCTCTACCATTTTGGGCGGGATTCTCATCATGGTGAATCCGAACGATGATCCCCAGTTCTGGGCGCTTACATCAGGACTGCCTGTCACCTCGACAAAAATGGCAGATTTAACAAACTGGCCTGCCTCTACCGAATGCACGGTGATGAGGTCGTTCAAGAGTTTCCTGGTATCGCTCAACGTCACCAAGTCGTCTGTCAATTACCCCACTCTGGTGAAATGGTCTACCGAAGCTGCGACACAAACAGTACCCAGCTCATGGAATGAATCTGTCAGTACGAACGACTCGGGCGAGTACCCTTTGCTGGANGCCGCCGGGGAGCTGATCCGCGACGGATTACAACTCGGTGACACATTCCAGATATACACCTCTGGGTCNGTATACCAGATGTCTTACGTTGGTACGCCCTTTATCTTCTCATTCCGCAAGGTCGCCCCTGTCGGGATCATGGCAAAGAATTGCGTCTGCGAGTACCCAGGAGGGCATTTTATTCTGGGCGTTGACGACCTTTACACAAATGATGGACAGCGTGTGCTTCCCATTCTGCCATCTGAGCTGCGCGATTGGATGTTTAACATGATTGATGGTGAGGCTGCACAGCGATCATTCGTAGTCGCCGATCACGGCAGAAACGAAATACTGGCTTGTTTTGTGTCGGCAGATTCGTCCAACACGCAGGTGGACAGGGCCGTGGTTTTCAACTACATCACAAAAGCATTCACCACCCGCGACCTACCACAGCTCTCCCACATCACCCCTGGTGTGGTGGATGACCCCACCGGGTTCACCACATGGACTGCGGCAGCGCCCACTTGGACCACAGCAGATGGTCGCTGGGCGATGAGTTTTGACAAGTTCGAGGATGCACTTGTTTTCGCCGCGCCAATCACCACGAAACTATTTCGGGACAGGTCAGGCAACCAAGAAGACACCACCGACATGACTGCATTCATTGAACGCACTGGTTTGGCGATGACCGCACAAGGCTCACCAGACCAAACCACAGTGAAAAGAATAAAAGCCATTTGGCCGAAGATGGAAGTGCTCAATCAGGACACGGTCAGTATTTATGTGGGTACGCAAATGTCCACGGAAGAGGCCGTAAGTTGGAAAGGACCGTTTACCTTTAACCCCGATACCATGTCTAAAGTTTCGTGTCGTGCAACAGGGAAATTATACGGTGTGAAAATCGAAAGCACGGCAGACACCCATTGGAAACTTTCAGGGCTGGCGTTTGAGGTCGAGGACGCAGGCCGAAGGGGTAGCCGTGGCTATAGCTGACAGTAAAAAATGGAAATCTGTAACCCGTTATCAGCCGGGTCCACCACCGACAAAGGTAGAGGATCTAGGAATTTATCTGACCAACGAGTTAAACCGATTAGGAGAGGTTGTTTTTAACTTATCGCAGCTGAGATTGGAGGAGGCTTTTGCTGAACCAGACAAACCTAGAAACGGTCAATTCGCCTATGCCGATGGAACTTCCTGGGACCCTGGTAGCGGCGCGGGAATCTATTGGTTTGACGGCACAAACTGGACCCAACTGTAGGGCATTTATTGCTCGCCCAGATGAGGTTGAAGTTTTCTGGCCGCTTGTGGTGGACCACTTAAAAAAAGCTGTTCCTCACTCCGAAGGCGAGATGGAACCAGCGGATATGTTGCCCGAATTAATTAAGGGCGAGATGCAGCTCTGGTTCTCGGTTGAAGATCGTACTGTCACCGCAGCGATGGTGACGCAGATTATTCCGTATCCGCGCAAGAAGGTTTTGAGAATCTTATCTATCGGTGGCGAAGGCATGGCGCGGTGGATGAAGCACTTTCCTATGGTTGAAGAATTCGCAAAGCAGACAGGCTGCTCCAGTATCGAGGCATGGGGCAGAAAAGGTTGGTTAAGGGCATTACCAGATTGGAAATGTTCATATCATATTTTGACAAAAGAGATTTAACATGGCAACAGCAGCTCAGAAAGCTAAGGCAAAACAAGATCGCAAAGCGGCGTTAACTGCGGCAAAAGCAATCACCAAAAAGGGGTCCAAAGCCCATCAACGAGCTATTGCGAAAGTTAAGCGGCTCAGTGCGGTTATGAAGGAGGAAACCCAGAGTGCAACGGATCACGCTGGCGCAAAGGATAAGCGCGATGCCGCCGCCGAGCAGCGATCTGATGCAATCGCAAAAATGAGGGCTGCATCTGGTGCCGACAAGGAAAAGTATCGGCTGCAAGCCCTGGCTGCTGCATCTAAGATGCGGGTGCAGGGTGACATCATGCGTGCTGTGACCGACCGCGAAAAAGGGGAGGGAACTTCCTACATCGGACCAAGCACGGCAGCTGGACGCGACGAACGCGGTCTTCCTGAGCCGAATAAATGGCAGCAAGTCAACCAGGCGCTCAAGGATGCTGGTATTGCCTGGTCGGATGCAGCTCAAGCCAAGATGTACGACAAACTGTTTGGCGGTGACACTGATACCGACACTGATACCGACACTGATACCGATACCGACACTGATACCGACACCACCAGTAGCGGAGGAGATCAAACAAGGAGCGGGGCCCGCGACAGCAGGGGGGGTGATCGTGAACCTTCTTTCGGGTTGGAGAATTGGTGGGCCGGCGAGCAATACGATTACGCCGACTACATCAATGGACTGCTGGGTGGCAGCGAACTAAATCAGTGGGACCCGATGGGGTCCGAGTGGACAGGCGGACCGAACTTAATCCCGAAGGGAAAGTACGGCATGAAGCAAGGACCGTCTTCATACCTCGAAGAGCGCCGTATCGGCCACAACCTTGCATACAAGCCGTGGATGCCGACAGCTTGGGCGCCATCGAGGGATGTCACTGAACCATATCATGGTGTTCCCGGTTCTCACTGGACCAAATACCGGCAATTACAAGAGGAGCAGGGCTTAACGAACCAGCGCCCGGAGGGTTACATCAACCCGATTTACGAACTGCTATACCACTACGGTGGCAAAACGCCGGGTAGAGAAGGTCGAGCAACACCCCAGGTCGTGCCTGGTGACTGGAAACCGCAAACACCGGAGGGTGGTCCAGCCGTTTACCCCCTCTCCCAAGTACCGTTATTTCCGTCAGGAAAATTGTCGGCTGGGTGGACCCCCCCGGGCGGCGGTGATAACAATAACCCACCAGATGACGGCGGCAATAATCCACCAGATGATGGCACCAATGATCCGCTGTACGGCCCGTTGTTGTCTGCTTATAAAGGCATGGCAAGCGCCACCCCCGGTGGGATGTGGCGAATTACCGGCGACCCGGTAAAGGCCACCATTGCTGGCAACAAAACTTACCAGTTACCGCTCTCATTTTACGGCGGGGGTAATACAGCGCCTTTCCAAACAACTGCAACCCGCGCCGCAAATAGTGGCGGGTGGAACCCCAGCTTGAACACCTGGAATGTTGCCGGAAACAGTGAATTCAGCCCAGCAAATTTGCAGTTGGCGAACTGGACCGGTTCACAAGGCGCATATTCCGGCACTCCCAATTTTCAAGTCCAAGGTGGGTTGAACTTTTTAGGCAGCCCCAGCTACACGGACATTCAAGGCCAGCGTGTGCCGTTTCTGGCGCAGGAGTTTGGTGGTCCGGTCGGATCAACAACGCAAGGGCCGTTAGGCAGCGGCGCATTCACAGACTGGAGTCTGCCAGCGATGCGTGGGCTAATGGCAGGTGAGCCAACAGGAGATGTTGTCGGCTACAACTTCCCGCAATATTACTATGACGATGGTGGTGGTGGGATATGAGGACTAAATTATGAGCGGTGGTGGAACAAGAACGGAAACTGCGGAGCCNTGGGAAGCNCAGNTNNANCCGTTAAAATTTGGCTTTGGCGAAGCGCGAAAAATCTACGACGAAGGTGCGCCAAAATGGTATTCCGGCCCCACGGTTGCGGGGTTTGACCCGAGTCAACAAGCGGCGCAGGCAGGCATTCTCGGCTACGCAATGGGGCCACGTGTCACAGGTATGCAGCGTGAAGCTGAGAACCAGCTTTTCGGGATGTACGATATTGCAAAACAAACCCCAGAATACGCAATGGGGCGCGGCAATGTAGCGCAAGGCTATGCCGACGATGCGGTGAAGGCAATAGCGCCGACCACCGCAGATATGATGTCCGGCCAGGTAAATATGGGCGAAGGATCACCCTACGCATCTATGATGGATGCGCTCGGCACTCAGACGATGAATCAACTGACCGGGAAGATACTCCCAGGTATCAGGCAGAACATTGTCCAGTATCAGCCGGGTGGTGGGTCACGCGGAGACATAGTGCAGGCCAACGCGATTGCCGCTGCCAATCAGCAGATGTTGAACAAGGCTGCTGAGATGTACGGTGGCGCTTACTCGCAGGCACAAGCGCAAAGATTACCCGCAGCACAACAGGCTTTAGGCGCTTACGGTCAAGCCTCAGACGCTGCGATAAGGGCCGGGCAGTTGGGCCTCGGTGGTTTTGATCAGGCAGGCAGTTTGTCGAGTCAGGCATTCAATGCTTACCCGTCGTTGATGGGAGCACCGTTGTCGATGTACGGGGCGATTGGCGATGTCGGAGACAAACGCCAAGCAATGTCACAAGCCGCCATCGACCAGGATGTCGCACGATATAATTATCAGTCGATGTCCGACCAATCGGCTTTGGCCGAATTCATGTCCATGATCTCGGGCGATTACGGTGGGAGTAAAACTGTACCTGGGCCGTCTGGTATGCAGACGCTTGGGCAGGTTGCGAGCGTTGTCGGGTCGCTTGCACCTCTCGTGGCCGGTTTTTCTGACATTCGCATCAAGGAGAACATCGAGCCAGATGGAACCTGGCATGGTCACAATGTCTACACCTACAACTTCAAGGGCTGCACTAACCGAAGTCGGGGCGTGATGGCCCAAGAGGTCGAGATTACCAGACCAGACGCGGTGTTTGAGATTGATGGCATCAAGCACGTCAATTACGGAGCGCTGTAATGTTCGGCCAATCTCTTTACCCTCCCGCCTCCTTTTTGCAGCAGCCCACGGTAAACAACAACATTTTTGGTGCTGGTGATGCCTTTGGCTACGACTCGACATTCAATACGGTTTCCCCTGGATACGGGCCGACTTATCCCGAAGACAAGGGGTTTGCCGAGGCATTGCGCGAGGCGCTGGAAGGCAATGAGCTTGCCCAGGGCTACGCTAAAGCCGACACCCCGTTTGGTCTTTCAAGCGCGAAGGTAGGCGGGAGGGTGCCGCGACCTGAGCCATTACAAATGCAGACCAGTGGTAGTTTGTTTGGTGGCTACAACCCGTATATCACGAGGCGAACATAATGGCCTTATCGGCAAAAGAATTCAGAGCGGAAGAACGCAAGAAGATGCGGCTGCAGGCCGACATCGCAGCTAGACGGAATAGTCTGATGACGATGGGTAATGCCAGTATCGTACCTAGACCTGACGACCTGCCGAGTAAGTTTGACAAAGCTGTGGCTGACGCTAACAACGCGGCTGCTTTGAAGTATCTAGAGAAT